AGTCTTGTCCGATGATGCCTTCCGCTATCACCCTCGCTGTTGCCTCGGTAGCGTGCCCACGATCAAAAAGCCTTTGGGTATTCTCGTCAATATCATCGGCAATGCCGGTCGATTTCTTTTTCAGTAGATCGGATCGCGTCTGGTATTTACTGACTCCCATCATGGCGCTGGCTTCGCTGGCTGTAAAATAACCGGCTCTCAGTGCAGCCCATGCTGGCGTTCCCTGCTGTACGTGATGCGTCTTCATGCTTGCTCTCCTGCGGCGATAAAGTCGCCTTCAATGGTTGTCGGTTCGCGCCTGATTTTGGCCTTCTGGCTGTCGGTCAGAGTGCCTTTGCTTTCTACCTTGGCGATAATTGTTTCTGCCGTGTTCTTGCCGTCATCGATAGACTTTAGCCAGTCTGCTAGGTTCTTGTCGAATTGTTCGGCGGGGTAATAAGCGATCTGCTTTTGATCGTCTGCAACCTTGGCCGCTCCCATGTCGCGCTCCCCGTTCAGGTCTTTGCCTTCCATCTCGTCCGCCGTGTATGCGCTTGCCAGCTCAGGGAAAGCCTTGCGGAATGCCTGAGCCTCTGCGCATTTGGCTATCTGCCCATAAGGTCGCTTTGTCCACATTGCATTCGGAGCGACCGATTTTTCCTTTCCACCTTTCGCCGCGTAATTTTCGATCCAGATTTCCTTGGCAGTGAAGTCGACAATCATCCCTTTAGGCATCAATCGCTTTACAGTGACCTTGCACCATCTTGGATAGGTGATTTCTTGACCGCCAAGTACCTGTGTCACATCCTCGCCAAACTCAGGCTCAGACACGCCAGCGCACTCTCCAGAGCGTGATGCCTGAATGCGGTATAGGTTGATGCCCGGCATTACAACGTCGCGCATACGGCTGGCCTTGCTGTCCCACATAGGCACGATGTGAACCGGCTTCTGTAGCGGGTCAAGCCCCGCCGCTTGGCAGTAACCGAGCACGAGCTCAATGCTTTCCCTTGATGCTCCAGGGTAAAGGCTGGATTCTAATACCTTGACCAGCTCGGCGCGTTCCTGCATCGCAAGCTGATTGTCGGCTGTTTTCGTTATCTGTGTCATGGTGCGCCTCTTTCGTGTGTTGGTCTGCGCACTGTACTCTTACTGTTGCAGATTGCAACACCTAAACGGGCTATTTTTGCAGGTTTCGGCAATTACTTATTCCTGCCATTGGATGTTGACCTTTGCCTTATTTTGCAATACGATTGTTTTTGTCATTGTTGCAGATGATTAAAGGCCGCTATATAAATGGGTTTGATGGGTCGGAAGGCTTATCACGATTCGGGAAACGGAGTCGCTGCAACAACCCATTTCTAGAGCGGCTTTTTTGTGCCTGTAATTTGACAATTCCTGTGAGTAGTGTGGTCGCATCGTGCCATTCAGGATAAAAGCGAGTTTGTAGATTGCGCCCTTGATGACGGGGCGTGTCTGGATGACATAAAACAGCGTATGTGACGGGATACTTGGGCGACTTTTGGGGCAGTGTCAGGATGACGAGCCTTTGCTGATAGTGACAGTCTGCAATGATTAGATAAACGTATGGTGGTCTAGGGTATCCCTGAACTACAGTCATCAGTGACAACTATGGAAAAATCAATCAAATGTTTATACATGAGCCAAACCCAGAAAAGAGACGCGGATCAAAGCACAACATCACACGTCATGACTATCTATGTGACACGATTGCATACGCTAAGTGCGGAAACGATCTACCGCACGCCAAAGCAAACCCCGAAATGGTTCGGAAAATACGGATAGAACAAGGACGGGGAGTTACGGCAAAGTGCCAGGCAAGCGAGTATGGTTTGCATATTCGCACCATCGAAGCGATTAGGAGTTACAAGACATGGCGGCATGTATGAATTATCAGGATTTCATTGCAGCTAAAAAGCACAGCATAGGTAAAAGCGGGTTTCACGCGAACTATATCCCAGATTGCGCTTTCGACTTCCAGCGTCACATAATTGCCAAGGCAGTAGAGAAAGGAAGGCAGGGATTATTTCTTGATACAGGGCTTGGCAAGACGCTAATCCAGTTATCAATAGCTAACAATGTTGTGAATACCTATAACAAGCGGGTGCTGATACTTACCCCGTTGGCCGTAGCCTTTCAGTTTATCAAAGAGGCTGAAATGATAGGCATTGACGATATTGAACAATCGAAGGATGGAAAGTTTACAAAGAAGATTGTTCTTGCCAATTACGAACGATTGCACCTGTTTAATCCTGAGGACTTTGAATGCGTGATGCTTGATGAGTCTAGCATTCTGAAAAACTTCAACGGCGCTACACGCGATGCAATAGTTGCGTTTATGAAGCGAATAAAGTACCGCTATCTGTCAACAGCCACCCCATCACCGAATGATTTTATAGAGCTTGGCAATAGCTCTGAGGCATTAGGATATATGGGATATATGGACATGCTGACAAAGTTTTTCAAATCAAACCAAAACAGCGTAGACTCAAATAATAGAAACATAGGAGAGAAGTTTTACCTAAAGCCACACGCTGAAAAGGATTTCTTTGCATGGGTAAATCAATGGTCTGTAATGGTAAAGATGCCGTCTGATATTGGGTTCGACAGCTCTCGGTATGTATTGCCAGAATTGAAAACCATCCAGCACACGGTTATAAACCGCCAGTTATTCAACGTAGGAGGTCAATCGTCTTTGTTTGTAATGCCCGCCAAAACTATTACAGAGGTAAGGCAAGAACAAAAGCACACAACACTAGAGCGGTGTGAACGAGCTGTAGAGCTGGCTACGGGTAAAACATCGGTTTATTGGTGCAACACTAACGACGAAAGTGCAGAGCTATCACGGCTTGATACAAGTGCCGTAGAGATAATTGGCTCAATGAGCATAGAGAAAAAGGAGGATATTCTGATTAGCTTTGCCAATGGTGGAATTGACAGGCTTGTTACAAAAGCATCGATGACTTCCATGGGATTAAACTGGCAACACTGCAACCATACTGTATATTTCCCGACTTGGAGTTATGAGCAGTATTATCAGGCTATCCGAAGATTCTGGAGGTTTGGTCAAAAGCAAGAGGTCATAGTAGACCTTGTTATAAGCGAAGGGCAAGAGCGAGTGATGGAAGCACTACAACAAAAGACACAGAAAGCGATTGATCTATATGAAAACCTAGTAAAGAATGCGAATAGAAGTTTCACAGAAACAAAAAAAGAGTTTAATCAGACAATCACATTACCGGAGTTTTTGAAATGAGCGATATTAAGGATCAGGAAGTAACGAAAAACTACGCAATTTATAACGGAGATTGCATGGATGTATTGCAGTCGATACCGGATGAATCGGTAGACTTATCAATATATAGCCCACCATTTGCAGGACTGTACAATTACAGCTCAAGTGAGCGTGATTTTTCAAACTGCGAGAATAAAGAGCAATTTATTGACCAGTATGATTATCTGATTGCTCAAATGGCTAGGGTTACAAAGCCTGGCAGGATAACAGCGGTTCATTGTACTGATGTTTTTGACAATGCTTGCAGGCTATGGGACTTCCCGCACGAGATAATCCGCATACACGAGAAGTACGGATTCCAGTACAGAAACAGAATCACTATATGGAAAGAGCCATTGAAGGTAAGAATGAGGACAATGGTTAAGAGCCTGATGCACAAATTGATAGTAGAGGACTCAACACAATGCTTCACGGCCATGCCTGACTATGTGCTTATACTGACAAAAAAAGGCGACAATGCAGTGCCAGTAACCCACTCATGCGGGTTTAAGCGATATGCAGGAGATACCCCAATACTGCCAAACATCCTACAGGCTTGGAATAACGCCAATGAATCAAAGCTAACGGCTGAGGAGTTGTGGGACACTCTGAATAAAATGTTTTATGACCACGAAGATCCAAAATCAAACAAGCTGAGTCATTATATTTGGCAACGTTACGCGTCAAGCGTTTGGGATGACATTCGTATTGATAATGTTTTACCTTTCCGTGATGCGAGAGAGGAGGATGACGAGAAGCACGTCCACCCGTTGCAGCTTGATGTTATCGATAGACTGGTTGATCTATATTCTAATATCGGAGAAACAGTGTTAACGCCTTTTATGGGAGTTGGTAGCGAGGTTTATAGCCCTGTTTCGTTAGGACGCAAGGCAATCGGAATCGAATTAAAAGACAGCTATTTCAAGCAGGCAAAAATAAATCTTTCTCTGGCTGAAAGTCGTTTCACTGATGAAGTGTTCGAACCTATGGACTTATTCGCGTGACGAAATGTTCCCGCTGCGGTAAGAGGCTAAAGCAAGTCTATTATCATGGCGGGGAAATTTACGGGTCAGAGTGCATAAAGCTGTTTATCAAGATCAAATATGGACATAACGTAAAAGTAACCAAGGCTGATGAATATGACACACAAACCGACATGTTTGCCCCTGCTACTACAGGACAGCATAGACCGCTCGTTACTTGAATCATTTGTCGAAGCAAGGAAGCTGGACATTAAAAAGCCAATCAGTGCGCGTGGTATTGATATGCTGATACGCAAGCTGTCCAGATTGGAGCAGGAAGGCCACTGTCCAAACCTGCTACTGGAGAGAGCGATAATACAAGGATGGCAGGATGTTTACGCAGACGACAGCACAAAGCGCCAGGATAGCTTTATAGCGCTTCACACAGACAAGTCATGGCGTGACAACGTAGTACCAATAGACAGATCATGGGCAGAGGGGTTATAGATATGTGGCAACCAATAGAAACAGCGCCAAAGGATGGGACTCCCGTATTGTTGAAAATGAAAGACAACATGCAGGCTTATGGAATGACTGACGTATGGAATGGTCTTTGTTTTGTTGGCAGGAATACTGGCGATTGTCTTGAGTGGGTATTTGCCGCTCCTGTAGGTCATGGCGGATTTCCTGATGGGTGGTTTGTTGGGTGGATGCCCATTCCTCGGCAATTACCTAGTGCCGTTTACCGATTGAAAGAGTAACGTTCCAATACCAACCTAAAAGATGGGCAAAGAAATGAAAACCGAAACAGACAACACAGAGCGGAAAAAGCTTGTGCCAAAGACGAGAGACGTGGCAAAGCTGCTTGGCTTGCCAACGTACTGCACAGGGAAGCCATGCAAGCGAGGGCATATAGCGCCAAGGACAACGGTGAGCCGGAACTGTACCGAGTGCGCCAAGACCGTCCACAAGGACAATATGGCCGCATTGCAAAAGAAACTGAAAAACGATATGTCAATTTTAGCGGCAAAAAATAAACGGATTCCATGGAACCAGAGAGAAAGGGAGGTCATCAATCGGCGCAACAAGCAAGGTGAGTATTTACTGTCTGATGTAAAGCTTGCCGAGATTCTTGGCAGATCAATTAAGGCGATACAAGTCGAAAGATCGAGGTTAAAATGAAAACCAACGTCAGGGAAACCAGTATCGAGGCATTCAGGACGCACATTCAGGGCGACGAGTGCATGACAAAGCGGGTTATTGATTTTGTGAGGTCTCGAAAGCAGGGCACGACAGGAAGGGAAATTGCGGAAAAGTTGCGGATGGACACGGCCACGGTTTCTGGTATTGTCCGTCCTGCGGTTAAAGGCGGCGAGCTGATACGGTCAGAGGTTAAAGCGCCATGCCCTGTTACGGGGAACAATGCTTTGTGGATTCATCACAAAGACAACATGGCCGGCCAGCGGGATATGTTCGGGGGTTCGGCAAAGTGAAAGGCAAGACGCCAAACAAGACCGAGAGGCAATTCCATGACCGATTGGCACAGATTGGCTGCATAGCTTGCCGAAAGGATGGCAGGTTCAATCCGGTTGTGAGCATTCACCACATCGACGGACGGAAAAAAAAAGGGGCGCACTTGAAGGTTTTGCCGTTGTGCGCAGGCCATCACCAGCAAGGAACCGGAGTGGCTGGACTCATCGCGGTTCACCCGTACAAGGCTCAATTCGAAAGAATGTATGGCTCGCAACTGGATCTATTGGCAGAATGCAACGAAATACTGAAAGGGGAAAAACATGTTTAGCGGAATAATTCTTGGTTTATTGATTGGCTGTCCTGTTGGTTTTTTGACTGCCGGGCTTTTGATGGTTGTCACCGATCGTGACAAATGACCCCGTCCATGCGCATCGGATCGAGTGCTTGAAGCGCCATAAACAGCGAGTCGAGGATTTGCGACGTGCGTCATCAAGACCTGCGCGGGTTGCCATATTCGAGCGGATAGCGTCGGAGATTAACGTTTACGAGGCGCGTTCTTGCTGGAATGCTGCGTTTCCGAAAAAGGAGGGGAGGTAATGAGAATCTTGGCGATAGACCTTGGCACACAGACAGGATGGGCTGTGTCAAATAATGGGCTGATCACGTCGGGCAGCGAGTCTTTTAAGCAAGGGCGATTCGAAGGCGGAGGAATGCGCTTTCTGAAGTTCAAAAGATGGCTGTCGGATATAAAGCGATGCACTGACGGATTCGATCTGGTCGTGTTTGAAGAGGTACGCAGGCACCTTGGCGTAGACGCTGCGCACGCATACGGCGGATATATGGCACACCTTACGGCATGGTGCGAGCACCACGAGATACCGTACACAGGGATCCCCGTCGGCACTATCAAACTCGCGGCAACCGGCAGGGGCAATGCGGACAAGCAAGCGATGATCGACGCGGCCAAAGCTCTCGGGCACAGACCCAAGGACGACAACGAAGCGGACGCGATACACATGCTAAGGATTGCTGTTTCGGAGCATTCAGATGCCTAAATTCTGCCTGAATGTAGACCGGTGCCGCGACCAGATCAAGTCCAATCTGTTTGCCTTTGTGGATCGGCTTCCGGCGGATAAGGCATGGCAAGTCATTATCGAGCCACTGAAAAAGGATCGTTCGTCAAAGCAGAACAAAGCCCTGTTCGGTGTGGCCTATGCTGAGCTGGAGGAACAGACAGGCAACGAAAAGAATGATTTGCATTTTATGTTTTGCGGAGATTTCTTTGGCTGGGCAGAAAAGCCGGTTATGGGCGGGTTTATGCGCGTTCCGGTACGGACAACAACGACCGGATTTGACGGGAAGCGTGACGTGATACCTACGGCCATGTTTGCTGACTTCTACAATTTTGTTCAAAGGCGGGCGGCAGAGATGGGCTTTTACGTGAGCGATCCAGACCCGCTTTGGTTTATGGATAAGTGACCAATTTCGGATATTGCGTATATACCAAGGCGCTGATAGTCGGCATGATTGCCAGCGTAAACAACTGGAGAGATTTATGAAAGAGCGCCCTATTTTATTCAGAGGTGACATGGTTCGCGCCATACGAGGCAATAGAATCCCTTGTCTGGCAGGCTTCTCACGATGCGGAAAAGCTGTCGGTGCCGGTTGCCATTGTGAACCGCGACGAAGGGTTGATGATCGTCAACCTTGCCGACACAGGGGTGAGCGATGTAATACTGGAGGTATTCCGGCCATCGTGCAGCCCGTTGAAAACAGCCCATAAGACACTGGCAGACATTGCTGGAAAACGCTCGTGGGTATTCGAGAAAGGGATAGAAAATAGAAAAATTAGGTGGTACAATTAACCCGCGCAAGGTTCGTGCCTCGACCTGTTGGGGGCTGTCGCACCCGCGTAAAAGCGACCAGAAACCCCGCTCTCGGGCGGGTGTGACTGCATAACCAAGGAGAGCGGGCAGTGTCATTAGATCAAATGTTAATCGGCGGGATAATCGTCGGCGGTATCGTTGCCATTGTTGCGATGATCGTTCTCGTCATACGTGATGGGGACAAACTCACGGACTACAACGACGAAGATTACTGGAACCAATAACATGACCAAAACCAAGCAAACGGCAGGCACGCCAAAGGCTAAGAAATCCACCAAGGCGGAAACGCCAAAGACACCCAAGCCCTCCACAGGGAAAGCCAAGGCGAAGCCGAAGGCTTCAAAGGCCAAAGCAAGAAACCACAAGCCTCGCGACAACATGGGCGCAACCTGCACATTCACAGTAGAAGTCGGCGATACCATATGCCAAAGGCTCATAGAGCTAGGATCACTGCGCAAGGTATGCGAAGCCGAAGACATGCCAAGCAAAACCACAGTTTTTAACTGGCTATTGAAAGCAGACCGCGAAAACCCTGATCCTGTAATGGCAAACTTCCGTGACCAATACGCGCGCGCCCGTAGATTGTCAAAGGAATATCAGTTTGATGAACACTGGCAGGACGTAGAGAACACGGCGTATGTTCCGGTGCTTGTCGATGATGTTCCTTTGCTTGTTGACGGTAAGCCGGTGATGCAGGTAACGACCCAATCTGTTCAGCTTGCCCGTCTTAAACATGACGCATGGAAGTGGCAGGCCAGCAAGGAAGACCCCAAAAAGTACGGCGACAAGATCACTCAGGAAGTGGTCGGCGCTAACGGCGGGGCGGTGCAGGTTGAACACGGCATAGACCCCACTAAGCTGTCGAGCTCGGCCCTTTCTGAATTACTGGCCGCTCGTGTCAGCCCAACTGCAGATCAGTGATGCCGATTGGCTGGCGATAGAGAGGGAAGCGTGCAAGCGTTCGCTGGCTACGTTTGTCCGGCAGGCATGGCACGTTATCGAACCGTCACAGCCTTACATTCACGGTTGGCACATAGACGCGGTGTGTGCCCATCTTGAGGCCGTTACACTCGGCGAGATAATCCGGTTACTGATAAACATACCGCCTGGCACAATGAAATCATTGTTGGTTTCGGTATTCTGGCCTGCGTGGGAGTGGGGCGCGTGCGGCTTGCCTTCTACTCGGTATGTTGCTGCCAGCCATTCGCAAGAGTTCGCAATCAGGGACACGCTGAAAATGCGGCGCCTCGTATCGTCTGACTGGTATCAGCGGCTATGGCCTACGCCACTCACGAAAGACCAAAACGAAAAGACCAAGTTTGAGAACCAGAAAACCGGTTTCCGGCAGGCTATGGCAATGAAGTCCCTAACGGGTACACGGGGCGACAGGGTGATTATTGATGACCCGCATAGTATTGAGGGCGCTATCAGCGACGCAGACCGCAATACAACCTTGCGGATATTTCAGGAAACAGTGCCAAGCCGGTTATCTAATCCAGATAGTTCGGCTATTATCGTTGTCATGCAGCGGATTCACGAGCTGGACGTTTCCGGATTCATTCTTGCCGACTCTGAAAAGCACGGCTACACGCATTTGATGTTGCCCATGGAATACGAGCCAGAGCGACGGAGCGACTCGCCGCTGTTTGATGATCCTAGATCACAGGACGGCGAGCTGTTATTCCCTGAGCGGTTTCCTCGCGAGGTTGTCGACAGGGATAAGCGACTGATGGGAAGCCATGCGGTGGCCGGTCAATTCCAGCAAAGGCCAAGCCCTCGCGGCGGTGGACTGATACGCGGCGAATGGTTCGGCAGGTACGATGTGCTGCCAGCCATCACAAGTAAGATGGTATTCGCAGACACGGCCATGAAGACAAAAGAGAGGCACGATTACAGCGTGTTCGAGTGCTGGGGCAAAGGCGAGGACGGCAAAGCGTACATGATTGACCTTGTGCGCGGTAAGTGGGAAGCGCCGGAGCTGAAAAAGCGCGCTGTCGATTTTTGGGCAAAGCACCCGGGATGCCGAAAGATGATGGTCGAGGACAAGGCCAGCGGAACAGGGTTGATTCAGGAATTGAAAAAAGCCGACCGGATTCCCGTTTTCCCCATACAGCGGAACGTCGACAAGCTGACCCGCGTAATGGATGCCACTCCGCACATAGAGGCAGGGTATGTTATGATTCCGCAGGATGCCCCGTGGGTTTCTGATTTCATTGGCGAGTGTGAATCATTCTCTGCCGACGATAGCCATGCCCACGACGACCAGATTGATCCGATGTGTGACGCGATCAAAGAATTTTTGCAGACCAAACGCAGGGGATTTTATGCGTAATCCATTCAGGCGCAAGCCAAAGCCGGAAGCGCCGGCAACCAGCAAGCCGGAAGCCCCAGCGGAAAAGAGGGGCGGGTTTTACACTGCCGACCACTTGAGGGGAGTTGATCGGTCTACGCTCTGGCGGAACATTCACGATCTGGCTTTCCAGCGCACGCAAAAGGATTTGAAGATTGCGGCGGTAGGTCATGCTGCCGGCATGGATGCGCAGGGCA